CGATTAGTACCGGAATAAAAAATCTTTGGAATCCCATCACCGCCATATAGTGTTGCACCTGTGCATAGTAGTTGTCAGGGACATTATCATCGTCCCATTCTTTAGCCATAAATGGACTTGCGGTCTTTATTTCCAGTCCACAAACTCCGTGTTTTGGATGGTCGACAAATCCATCCAGATTGGCCAACATAAAAAAGTATTCACGGCTTTGATACATCCAGGGGCTTTCCGACACTTCAATATCTATACCGGTCCGTTTTTTGTAGATAGATGGAAATTCATTTCTTAATATCGGTTCCATGCGCTTCCCGTGTTTCATAGCGTCATTTTCTTCAATAGTCGGAACCAAATTTAGCTTTTCGGCATAAACATTTAATGCAGATTTATATTTATTGTAGTTAAGAAGTGCTCCTGCATCTGATCCGCCAATTCCTAGACGGCGTAGCGCTCGCCAAGTTTCGTCATTATCCTCGTTAAGGTTATCACCTATAACCATATAGGGTGTTATATTTTTAGTCTCATTCATATTCTTTCCTCCTTTGTTTCTTCCAAAATTGCTTCACAATCTAAACCGTTTGCATCGCAAATCCTTTTAATCTCTTCCGGCTTAGCTCCTAATTCATAGGCTTCACGAAGCCAATTTAACATCCAATTTTTTTGTCCTTCTAAACCCGGTACTGGTGCGTTTTTTGGCATAATCCAGTATTTTCTAACAAATGGACTATCCATGTATTCACCAACGGATGTATTTGCAAAACATGCCGCCGGTTTAGAAATTAATTTCCCGTTTTCGTGTAGATAATAAACTCCTAGCATCTCTTTTCCTCCCCTTAGTTATTTTTTTTGATAAAATTTTGTGTAACATCTTCGCCGCTAGCTGTATCAAACACCTGGATTATGATTATTTTGTCAGCACTGGCTTTTCCGTCCGTCGCCCATGGTTCATTGATTTTTGCATCTATCGGTATCTGGATTAACGCCTCATATGGATAATGTGGATAATTCACTGCACACCAAGATCTACTAGCAAAATGAAAACCAGGATATGAACATGTAACGATAGGATTTTCGGCAAATATTTCATTTTTTCTCAATTCGTTAATGCCAACATAAAATTGATAACCCCTATTAATTAATTCCTTTTCAAATCTTTTCCAGTAGTAATTTCCAGGAGTTACACCCATTGTTTTCACCAATCCTCTGGCGTCGGTCAGGTTGGCTCTGGTCAGGTTGGCGTCGGTCAGGTAGGCGCCGGTCAGGTTGGCTCTGGTCAGGTTGGCGTCGGTCAGGTCGGCGCCGGTCAGGTTGGCGTCGGTCAGGTCGGCTCTGGTCAGGTCGGCGTCGGTCAGGTCGGCGTCGGTCAGGTAGGCGCCGGTCAGGTTGGCTCTGGTCAGGTTGGCGTCGGTCAGGTCGGCGCCGGTCAGGTTGGCTCTGGTCAGGTTGGCTCTGGTCAGGTCGGCGCCGGTCAGGTCGGCGTCGGTCAGGTCGGCTCTGGTCAGGTTGGCTCTGGTCAGGTAGGCGTCGGTCAGGTCGGCGCCGGTCAGGTTGGCTCTGGTCAGGTCGGCGCCGGTCAGGTCGGCGCCGGTCAGGTCGGCTCTGGTCAGGTCGGCATGCGAACTTCCCAGTTCATGGTTAAGCCATTTTTTGTGGATCTCTAAAATCGTTTTTAATTCTGCTGGTGTGTATTTTCTCATGTCTGTTCCCCCCGACTAACTAATTCGTCCCAATTTTCCTGAATAAATTCCGTAAATGTGTCTGAATGGCTTAATCCATCAAGATCACCTAACGTTATTTCTCCACGTGCCCGCTCATTCCCGCGCATAGCCTGCCAGATTAATAGTGTCCGTATCAAAGTAATGTCGATCGGTTTTTTTTCGTTTTCCATTTAGTTTTCCTCCTTTGCTCTAATAAAAATGCTGGTAGCTGCATTTCCGCAGCACGTTAGCGATAGGCGTGTTGTGATGACGCCTCGTTTTACTTCTTGTCTGTCTGCCTTATCATACTAATTTAGACAGTCATGCCCGCATCGTATCGCTACACCGGACAAGTTCTCGCTTAACTGATTAACGTCTCATTCCGTCATACCAGCCACATTTTTTTTAATTACCGGTTTGCGTTTTTTTTGATGGAGATTAACGGAAACCGAAAAAGCAAAAATCTCTTATTGGCCGCACCCGGACTTGAACCAGGGTCTCCGCTATCCCTTGTACATATAGCGGTATGCATCCACCTGCACCATGCGGCCATTTAAAACCTGGCAGAGTAAAGGAGAAAAAATAGGAAACCCTGCCAGGACAAACATTATTAAAAAGGGCAGAAAGCGCGCTCCTGGCTGTCAGGTATCACAGCAGCCATTGGTCTATGGGAGCGCGCTTTTTGCCCTTTTAAAAACTCACGAATACTACTGCCAAGTATCCGGTATTGCCGACCGAATTTACCGGAAGGAATAATTTTTTTTACTAAATATCTGTAGGCTGTTACATTTGATATAGCCAAAAGTTTAGCCAGGCCATAAATCGTATAGATAACATCGCCATCCGGCATTGTCCCGCAAGTTTCCCGCCGATTATCCATTAAATCTCTACCTCCACAGGTTTTTGATTATCTATACCTATAGTTAAAAGTGGTTCAGGTTCTTCTATGGAGATAGTTACATCCTTAGCCGCTTCATGCGCACACCGCGGACAATACCCGTGGCTAATAGCAAGTGAATCCAGACTTGTCCCTTTGCGGATAATAACATGGCATACACAGCATTTGATGGTAAGTTCGTCTTTGGTAAAATGCCTTCGCGGTTGTTTGGCTAATATAGCCTTTATTTTATAGGCAACATCCATGCAAGCAGTTGTAGTAATAACCTCGTTAATATCACTTATTAAGTGCTTATAACGATTCATTTCTGCTTGATAACAGCGAATACAGTTATCCGCTTTTTTAAACTTCATACAGTGGGCACATTGCTTCATCTTTTTTCCCTTCTTGCTTACCTAATATGACCATTACTGTCTTATAAATCAGCAACCACAAGCCGATACTTATAACCAACCTAATAGCCAACCCTTTAAAAAAGTTGCCGAACCTAGTCCTTTGCATTTTCTTTCTCCATCCAGGCTATGTGACTAATAATGATCTCATAGCCGGCTTTCATACCTCTGAAAAATTCAGGCTTCCAGCCATCTTTTAGCTCTGTTTGACAAGTCTTTATGCTTTCCTCGGCATAAATCTTAAGATGGGCTAAATCTGTCATGCTTCGTCCTCGTTTTCTTCCCGGTCAAGTTTTTCAGTAACCGCCCTGGAAACAAAATCACTTTCTGTAATTTTTATATATTTTCTCTTTTTTTTATCGATATAATCTTCTAACCGATTTTTAACAGGGATTTCTATTCCTACTGCTTTTAACGGTATACGTTTGATATTATTTCTTTTTCGTTCACTCATAGGTTAATCATAAACGCATTAAATTAGTTTGTCAATAATTTTTGAAAATATTTTAAAAAAGTTATAGACAAAATTAACGTAATACGTTAGTTTTAAAGTACGTTAAGCTATAAAGTCTTTGTAAGATAAATAATGAATGTATTTAATAGGTTAAAGGCAATAAGAAAATATAGAAATCTAACTCAAGAAGATATTGCAGAATGGTTTAATATAAGCTCTGCTAGCTATGGAAGAAAAGAAAAAGGAATAGAGGGCGGGCTTGGACTTGAAGAAATTCAAACTATTTTAGATAAAACTGAAATTGATAGCCGCTTTTTGTTTGGTAGACTAGATAATATAGTAGATGCGGATTTAAAATTAAGAGGCGGAAAATCTGAATCAGCTATGGAATCCCTACAAAGGGAAATGAAGGAAATAAAAGAAAAGGTATCACCGATTACAAAGCTTGACCCAGTTGCTGAAAGAGTAATAGTCAACCAAGCTCTTCGTGACCTGGTAGAGTTAGTCCAGTTTTGGGATGCTACTCAAATTAGACGATTTACTGATATGGCCTATAGTTATATACAAGGTAGGCGTTCAGTAAAAGAGGAAGATTACGAAAAAAAGAAAAATGTTGGGTAATAAAAGGGGTAAGATACTACAATTTCGACTATAAGGCATTAGGTTTGCAAAGTAAAGATGTTTTTTAAATAGTATTGGCCTTATTTCTTAATTGTTCAACCATAAACTCATTTGAATAATGGGTATAAATAGCCGTCGTTTTAGCTTCGCTGTGTCCCGCCCATAGTTGAATTAGTTCCTGCGGGATACCGGCTTGTTTCCAGCGGGTAATACAGGTATGTCGGAAACTATGAGCGGTTAGGTTCCTGACTTTTCTGTCAATTTTCATTTCATTACAGATGTTTTCAAACCAACGCTGCCAGGTTCTTGGAGATACCGGGGAACTATCATCCCAGCAAATAATATAATCCTCTGGCCGGCAGGTTAAAACCGATTCATAGTATAGGCGTAATCCTTTTTCTATTTCTTCGGACATAGGAGTCTGGCGAATTTTGTTCCATTTAGGTCTTTTATTACTTCGTTGATAGAAGTTTTCCCAAGCGTCAACTATATTTATTATATGATTTTCCCAATCAATATTTTTCCATTTAATGGCTAAGACTTCATTCCGACGCATGCCGGTTTCACAAGTAAGTAAAAAAACTATTCGTTCTCTGGCCGTTGAAAATAAAGAAGGTTTCACGCGAAACATAATATCAGTTTCTTTCCGGGTAAACACACCTTTTTCTTTTTTCTCCTTAGATATATTGCCTAAGCCTGCCATAAAATCAACCTTTAGATTTCCCCGGTTAAATTCTTCTTTACAAATTGTTTTTAGTACTTTAGCCGCATTATTGGCCGTGGATATAGTGTATTTTTTAATCATATAATCAATAAAGTCTATAAAGTCTCCGCGAGTAAGGGTATCTTTTGTTTTCGTACAAATAGGATGAGTCAGGATATAGCGTTTAAGCCTTGAGAGTTGGGCTTTCCGATGTTCTTCGCCCATAGGCTTATTTTTCTGTTTCAAGGTTTTTTGTCTAGGACAATCATTAGTAAAATAGGGCTTACAGATATCACCTAAAGTGATAATCTTTTGATCGCCTTCCCTTAATCGCTTAATAAACTCTTTCGAATATTCTTCCGCTTCAAACTTTAAAGTTTTTCCTGTAGAAGTTGATTTTCTTTCTGCTCCTACATAATAATAAAAATACCAGATCTTTGAACCTTTGCGCCTAAAGAGTGTATAGTTATGCCTCATATTTCCATAAAAAGGCTGGTAGCAGTTGTCGTGTTGGCGGCGGGTTGTGTCGAAGCGTCCAAATTACTGCAAACATTAGCCGTTATGTTATGCCATAGTACCAACACTAAGTTACCAGCTTTAAACAAGATTAGCATAATAGAAAAACAAATGCAATACTTTTTGATGTAAAATTTGGTGTAAGTCAGAAAATAAAAAAGGCCACCCGGTGAGGAGTAGCCATTTAATTTCTTGCATTATAGTTAGTTAGATATTAGCGAGCGAAGGGAATCGAACCCTCGGCACGAGCTTGGGAAGCCTGTAACTGCTTATAAAAATGCATAAAGGTATTATAATCTATTTGCATAATTCCCGCAAAAATAAGGAATTATTCATTTTTATTGTAAAGCTTAATAAACCTATATAAAACTATTTTCAATACTTTTGATGTAAATTTGATGTAAATGCTTTTGACAAGCTAATTTAATGTGGTGTATACTACTATACATATGTTAGGAGATAGTCAATGGCTGAAGCATCAAGGAAAATAGTTGATATTTTGGTATTGCACCATAGTTGCGGACCGGATTTGAAAAATAAAAGCATACTTGAGGTGCAGGACTGGTTTGATGATTGTGGGCGCGGGTGGGGTTACGCAAATTTTTGTAGGGAAAGAGGTATTAAAGTCGATGAATACGATACCCACCATAAGCATCCGCGTAAAGATAAACAGACATATGCACAAGCACAATTCGCCTTGCATGAGTATAAAGACAGTTGGCGACTAATTACACTGATGGATGACCCGTTCGGCTCTGTGGCCTGGGGCTGCGACCGAGGTGGAAAAATAGATTGCCGAGCAATCAGCATCGAAGTGTGTGGAAACTATTTTAAAAATAAGCTTCCCATGGAAGCCTTGCAGGTAATCGTTGATGGATTTATTGACCATGCTCGTAATTTAGCGGAAAAAGAAATGCAGTTCCGTATTGCTGGTCATCGGGATTTTGGGGATACGGAATGCCCGGGGTTGATCTATGAGCAGCTGCCTACATTGACAGAAATGTTTATGAAGGCACTAGAAGAAAAAAAAGAGGCCGAAGCCTCTTAAATTAACTGGCTGGCATATTCCTGTAAGTTAGTTCCCGGCTCCTTGTAGTATTGTGAGCAAAAGTCAAACAAAAAGTACAGCTGCGCTGCGCTTAATTCGGATAAGGCCTCAAGAAGCATATTAAGGTTAACTAATTGCTGTTCTTTCTTGTTCATTGTGTGAGCGTCAATCATAAGCCGTTTGACTGACTCTTTATCCGTAATAAATTGGGGGTCAATCGATTTTCCGGCTAATGTTATAATAATAAACATGATTTCTGGCTTGGTAAATTTACTTTTGAGTTCCTCTAGTGTTCTAGACCGCAAATAAGGTAAGGCCTTTGTTATTTTACTTGCGGCCAAACCGGCAGACTCGTAGTGTTCCTCAAGCTGTTCTATTAGGGTAGGCGTTACCCTAAAAAAGATATTGTCTGTTTTAGCCATATTTTTTCCTTCCCTTTCCGCCTGCATGACTGGGCAGGCTTGCCAGGTTTATTAGATTTTATTAAGTTCATATTCTTCCTTTCCGCCTGCATGACTGGGCAGGGTGGGCTAGATGCTTACATCATCGCGGTCAACAACCAGGGGGGGATAATCCGTATTAAACTCGCAGGACTCGCCGACATAGGCCAACCACAGGTCAAACTCTGTCCCTCCCTGACGACCCTGGTCTCGCAGCTCGACGACCTGGTTATCGTAGACAGCTCGATCACCTACAACCATGGCAGATAGGTTGATAGATGTTTCATTTTTTTTGTTTTCTGATTCGTTAGCTTGTTTTGTTTCCATGTTTCTTCCTCCATTTTTTGGCATTAGCGTTACCCGGCCAGGCGTGGGCTGTTGCCCGGACGCTCCGTGTGCTGGCCATGTGCCCGGATTGCCGGGCTGGATGGGGTTAGACTGATATATTTTTTTTGAGCACTGACAAACCCCAGGTTTCGGTTTTTTCCAAAAATGGTAGTAAATCCTTGACTGTCATAGATTTGTATGATATATTATGACGAGCTAAAAAATCGTCAATGCCGACATAACATGCGCCTGTGATGGCGTGATACAGCCTCCGTGTCATCCGGGTTTCGAGAGTGATTTTTGTAGGGACTGATGTACGATTTTCTTTTTTTAGGACGCCTAAAACGGCTTTTTTGATCGTGGTGGCATGATATGTCAGATCACCTTTTTTAGCGATAAAACCATTGACGATTTTGCAGTCAAAGCCTTTTGCATTTTGCAGCCATATGGCTGCGTATACATCGCAATTTCTAATTGTGTGTATTTTTTTTGCGGCCAAATTGGGGATATTGTCGCAAACGTCAAGGGCTGGTCGACGAGATCCGGCTGGAATTGACAAATACCTATCAGTGATCAAAATACGATAGGTACACTTATTGCTATATCTGTCGCCCTGATACTGATTATAGCGATATGCAAAATTACTGTCAGAGGACAGGCAAAATGTGTCCGTGCCGTGTGCGGGATTTTTTGAGTACGCTAATGCGTACTGAAATCTATTATAGAGGATAGTCTCTATTTTTTTGTCAAACTCTTTTTTTTTCTTAGTACATACATCCTCGAGGGAGGGTGTAGCACTATACGTACGGCGTAATAGGCGTTTTTCCATAATAGATTTTTGAGTCACTTTTTGGCCATGTTTTTTTGCTTTGTCGTACTTGTACTTGTCTGATTCTTTCATAATGTATCTCCCTATGCGTTTTTGTTCGCCAACGTTTTTTTGATAGCACTATTATTGTGCTATAATATGAGTATAGCATAGTGTTATCACGCTGTCAAGCGTATCAATAATTATTTTATAATTATTGATTATTTTTTAATGAAAATACTAAACAATCAATAAGTACTATTGACATATTGGAGATATTACGATATGGTATAGATTAGGTTATTGCATCCTATCCAATCCAATCTTACCTCTACATCGGCAATAGCTATCAGGTATCAATCCTGATAGCTATTGCCTTTTTTATTTGCGGGGTAGGGTAAAATGCATATGGAGATAATGAGTATGGGCAATTATAGCCAGGTACAGCAGCAACGGCTCAATGTGTCGTATCAACTGCCAGTCCTGCAGCAGGTCGATGTAATGCAGATAGTTGACATCGAGAGAGTAGTCAATTGTGAGGGGGAGTATAGTATTTTAATGATTGACCCTACGTATAATTACAGCGAGCGCTATATTGCAGGCGCTATAGGTGGAGATAATGGCTAATCTGGATATATTAGAGCAATCATTTGTCGCGGCTATTACAGACCAGGATAATCCCAAGACATACAATAATGCCACACAGTCCTATAGAGTTATTAGACCACACGTCACCGTAGGCACCGCAGAGGTACAAGGGCATCGCGTGATAAGTCGCGATAGGGTCAAGACGGCTATACAAGAGATACTCGACCAGTACGGGTGCGGAGTCCAGGATCGTGTCAGGCAGCTAGCGCTTACACTCAAAGGTGAGCAACGACGCAAGACGACAATCTACCGTATGGCAAAGCTAGGTGACACAGAGGATACAGGTGCTGCAGGTGGTGAGGCTAGTAGGGAGCTGGTAGTAGACCAGGTGATAGAGACCGAGCCAACATTTAATGAGCGTAATAAGGCAGCAGACATCCTTAACAGGATGGATGGTACCTATGCAACAGTGGATGCCGCGAAACAAATAGCAGTAAGCGAGTACGAGCAGCTGCGCAAGCGGTTCTACAAACAGTTACGCGCTAGCGTATGCACTAGCGATTCAAAGGACGATGGGCAAGAGGGTACGGGGGAGGTGGACTGTGGGACTCCTGAATAGTATTAAGAGTTACCTATGTCAAAAGCTTAGCAAAATTCTACAAGCCGGCACTAAATCAAATACGTATGCCGGCATAAAGCTTAAAAAAGGCATTATTTTCGACATTACTTTCGACCCTGCAACGAATGACGGGCGTGGCGATAGTTTTAAATTTCCCCCGGAAGGTTACATTTTCGCAAAAGATAATTATGGCAATTTATATCATATTATAAAAGCACCTAAATAATGAGTACAACCGTAAAAGAACCTACAATTGATACTGCTCCTGAAATGACTCTTGTAGACAAGAGAAAGTACAATGAGATTGTAGCGGAAGTCCGGAAAGATTTTATTGAGAAAGCGGCATTGGTTGATACTACACCAGAACGAATCAATCAAATGTTGGATGCCCGGCAAGAGACGATTCTTGAGTTGGCTTATGATGAATGGCTACGATGGAAGTGCTTAAATGACTTGTATTTTTTGGGAGCGGTAATACTAAAATGGAGAGAGTATATCGACCCCAAGAATAAACGTCGGAGGATAGACCAGAAGCTACATTCCTGGATGGCTTGGCAACTGCAACAGGATTGTGACAAGATGCTTCTTTTGCCGCGTGGGACGTTAAAAAGTACCTGGATAAAACTTGAAATAGTACAGAGGGTTTTAAATAATCCTAATATTCGTATTTGTCTTTGTTCTGTTACTTCCACTCTTGTGGAAACAGAATTGGCGGATATTAAAAGTATATTTGCCACACCTATTTTAAGGCGGCTTTTTCCTGACATTATACCTGACCCTAAAAAAGATTATAAGGGTTGGGAAGAGTCGAATGCGCAGTGTTTAACTTTGAAGCGAATACCAGAATTAGGCTTTGTTCCCCAAGGTGCGCAAATTACGGTAGTCGGTGAGGGTAAAAAGATTACCGGTTTTCACTTTGATATAATTTATTTTGATGATGTAATTGATAAAGATTCAATTACTACGTTGGAACAGATGCAGAAGGTTATGGATTGGTACCGTCATATGCAGTCGATAATGGAACCAACAGGAACCATGACAATAATCGGAACCTTTTACCATTATAATGATTTGTATAATACCATTATCCGGGAAGAGCATATTGATAAAAATCATATTTTTATCCGTAGAGTCCGGGAAAATGGAAAAATAATTTATTCGTACTTTACGGAAAAATATCTGGAAAAAATGCTTCAAAGGCAAGGCAGATATATTTTTAACTGCCAGTATAACCTTGACCCGTCGCCTATTGAAGATAAGATTTTTGCTCCGCCGATACCGACTTATTTAGAATTGCCGAAAGAACAGGAATACGCTTATTATATTACGGTCGACCCGGCGCCGACAGTAAACTCGTATTCCGATACAACTGGCGTTGTAATTGCTGCCCTGGATAAATCGGGGTTTATCTGGATTGTGGAGAGTATCGGATTTAAAAAGAAGCCGAATAAACTGGCCGATTTTATTATTAAAAAATGCTTACAGTATCGGCCAGTACAGGTGGGGATTGAATTAGGCTTACAGGAATCTTTTCAGTATTTACTTGATTTAAAAATTCAGGAATACCAAAAAGTTAATAAAGAAATGGTACCGTGTAATGTACTGCCAATACCAATTTCCAGGACTAAAAGTAAGGGCGATAGAGTTAACCTGACTATGGGAGCTTTTGTACGGGAAGGGAAACTGGCCGTACAAAAATCTTGCACTGGCCTTATTCAGCAAATGGAAATGTTCACCGGACAAACCGGCGATACAGACGACCAGGTAGACGCCGCCAGTATGCTTTTCTACACAATTGAAAAGTTTGCGATGCAATATTGGAAAGAACCGCTTTTTAGTAAAAAGAAATCGTATGAACTTACTCTGGAAGAAAAATTACAAGGCAAGCGCAAGTCTAAAGTTTGGGATAATTATTTTCAAAACGAGGAAGCAGCATGAGGTACGAATATTTGTGTGAATCTTGTAATAAAATTCATGAAGTGATCCAGAAACCAAATGATAAACATAAATTAAACTGTTCGGATTGCGGTAAACCTGCAAGATTAAAGTTTTATCCTACGCCTTTTAAGTTTAAGTTTTTTTATGGATGGAATGAATCTTTAGGAAAATATTGTGATACAGAAAAAGACAAAAAAAACTACATGCGGGAGAATAATTTAATTGAGCAGTAAAAACGAGAAAAGCGAGCTAACAATTAAAAAACTCCGTGAGACTCTTAATAAAGTCTACGATTCTAAAGAATACGTAAATGCCAGAAAAAAAATGAACCGGTATCTTAAGATGTTTGAGGGAGAACTCTGGAATAAAGAGAATATCCCGGAAACAGACACTAAGGCACAGGTTAATTATATTTTTTCAACTGTTATGACAATTGCTCCTACTTTAACCGATAATAAGCCGGTTTGGGGGGTACGGTCCAGGGACTACTATATACAACGCTATATGCAATTGTATGACTATGCGCTGGAATATTTCTGGGATAAAGAAGAAATTGATATGAAAATCTTTGATTGTACACTTTCTTCTTTGATTGCCAAGATTGGTATTTATAAAGTCTACTTTGATGCAGACAATGGAGATTTTGGAGATGTTTGTATTGAAGTCGTAGACCCAAGAACTTTTATGATCGCTCCTGGGTATACCGACCCCTGGAAGGCTCCCTGGTGCTTTGAAAAATTAAAGAAGCCTCTCTCCTGGGTAAAAGAAAAATTTCCAGACGAATGGATGAACCTTAAGCCGGATAAAGACGATGAGTTCCAGGAAGATTTTGCTAAAAAAGAAGATATAGAGCTTTCGAATAGATTTGTGACAATTTATACTGGTTGGATTAAAGATGATACGGCAATCGAGTCTATTATTGAAGAAGAAAAAACAGTTCGTAATGATAAAGGAATTGAAGCAAGGGCAGTTGAAAAAGTAAAGAAACAGATGCCCAAATATCCGCATGGCCGGCTAATAACCTTTGGTGAAGGCTACGACAAACCTTTGGACGATAGGCCTTCTCCTTTTCTTCACGGAAAACCGCCGTATGTTATTCAGTATGACTATAAAGTGCCGTTTAAGTTTATGGGCAACGGAGAATGTGATCAAATTGAAGATCTTCATAAAGAATTTAACCTAATACTTCAAAAGATATGTAACCATGTCCGCCGGTATGCCGATCCTAATTTTTCCGGAGATGCCAATAACGGCATAGATGCTGAAACCTGGAAAAAAGAAGCACCTGGTGGCGGAAACTATTTTGCGATAGTGCCAGGAACGGAACCTCCAGAAGAAATTGAAGTGAAACCGATTAACAGAACGGCAACCGATGTACTTAATTATATTGCATCGGCTATCGAAGAGGTTACCGGGGTAACTGATATTACTAAAGGAGTATCTGAAAAAAAACAGCGCCAGTCGGCCAGAGAGATTGCGACATTGGTTGAAACAGCTTATACCCGTACCCGGCAAAGAGTACGAAATTTGGAATGGGCAATTAAAAGACTTTGCTATTTGGTCGTGTCTTTAATGCAACAAAATTACGGACCGGAAATCAGAAATATAAACGTAAAACGTGGAGAGAATATCGACTATAAAGAAATCAGTAATACCAAAGAGTTTGTAGGTGCAACCTTAAAACCACTCGACGAAGAACCGCAAAACGATGCAGAAGTAGAAGAATTTGAAATGCGCGAGGAAGATTACAAGAAGTTTATCGAAGTTTTTGGTGAAGAAGATCAAGTTTACGCTGATTTTGATATAACAATCGAGACAAATAGCACTTTACCGCTTGATAAACAAAGCATGGCAAACTTGTTCTTACAGTTAGCTAATGTACAACTTACGGAAAATAGTGTTATTGATGCTGAATCTTTGCTTGAAATTTTCAAAATACCAATACGCGGTAAAATAATGGAACGGCTTAATAAAAAGAAAAAAGAAGCCAAAACAATGCAACAGCCGGCTCCACCCGGCCCGCTGCCGACTGTAGCAGCATAAAGGAGTATTTATGCCTGGAATGATGCCGCCTATGGGCGGAAAACCAGCTGACCCGTTAGCGGGCAGCATGAGTATGTTAAATCCCACAGATCTAACCATGATGTCCCAGGAAGGGAAATTTGGCGAGGATGTAGTGACAATTGCGGATGTTCTGGCCCAGGTAGGACTCAAGCCGGAAGATCCAAAAGAAAAGCTTTTTGAGTTCGGGAAAAATCAGGTGAAAAACGCCAACCCAATGCAAAAAGCTAAAAATATGGCAAATCAAGGTTCGATGCCCCCGCAAGGACAAGGTGAAGAACCTAGTTTAGATATGTTACTTAAATAGGAGTTTCTAATGATTTATGAAAATGGGAAAGCCCCCTTATATCCTCTTGTCAATCTTCAGTGGTTCGCCGGTGAAGATGGACTAGTAGATTTAGAAGGACAAGGCGAGCCAGCCCCCGCCGAAGGCGGACAAGGTGAACCGGTTGCTACGGCAAAAATTCCGTCTGCAAAACAGTCGGTAAGCGAATCTTATTTTTATAAGCACCCTGAAACAGGCGACGCTTTTAAAACAAAAGAAGAACTTAATAAAGCCTGGAAGCAATCTTATATGATGCGTAGTGATTATTCCAAAAAAACTGCTGACTTATCAGGACAAAAAAAGCAACATGAGCAAGACCGCCAAACTTTAGAAAAAGAACGGCGGGAATGGCAAGAACAGATGAAGCGTGATAAAGAAGAGATGGCAACATATGATAAAATTATCCGTCAAAATCCTAAACTCTACCCGTATTTAAAACAATTACGGGACCAGGGTAATTCCGGATTCGATCAATCTGCTATCGAAAAACTTATTGACCAGAAATATGGTGATAAGTTTAAAAAGATCGAACAGTGGGAAAACGAAAATTATGCCAAGACTCAACAAGAAGAAGCTTTTAATAAAATGGCTTTAATGTATGAAGACTTTGATAAAGATTCAGTTCAAAAATCATACGACGAGCTTTTAAGCGCTAATAGTATCGATGCTTTAATGGAAATTCTTCACTATGCTCACAAGGGACGTTCTTATGACCCCGTAGGGGAACAAAGAGAATTTACCCAGAAACTCCAGAAAAAACAGGCAGGAAAACTTGTTTCTTCCGAGGGCTCTAAAGCTGGTGGAAAACCAAAAGCTTTCCGCTCAATTGACGAAGCGCGGATGGCTGCTCAAGAGGCTGAAAAGAACAAATAACCTGCCGTATATTGGAGGTTATTAATGGCTCTTACTTATTTAGAAGCTGAATCCGTATCGAAGGAATACTACTACGATACGATGAAAGAATGCGCTTACGACTTTTCTGCCATTTTTTTAAAACTAAAGAAAATGGGCAGGGTTGTTGACGGCGGACGATTTATTTCGTTTCCAGTTCGTTACCAAAAATTAGACCGTGCTAAGTCTGTTGGTTTCCGTGAACAATGGAATTTCGGAAAAAAAGATACACGTACTAAGGGTGTATTAAACTGGGCTGATTATATCGGCGACGCTATGATCACAAAAGATGAAAAAATTTATAACGCCGGCAAAGGTGAAATTATAGATCTTATGGCTGATAAACTTAAAGAAATGCAGGAAGATATTACCGACCAGATGGCAACCGATTTATACACCCAAAGCACCAATGAGAATCCCTTGGAGGCTTTATCGACTATTGTCGATTCTTCTTCGTCTTATGCAGGAATTTCTCCTTCCGATGCAGCAAACTGGGCTTCCCAGGAAAACTCAACAACAACAACTCTTATTATTACAGGCCAGTATTCACTGAACTATTATATAGCTCGCTGTACGTTTAAGAATGAAGGGCCAAGCTTTCACCTTACTACCCCGGACTTATGGGACAAATTCTGTGCTATATACGATGGAGCGCGTCGGTATGGTGATGAAGACTTGCTTAAAGCAGGCTTTCAGACAGCTGCTTACCGTGGAAAGCCGGTTACTGCAGACAATTATTGTCCTGCTGGTTTCTGGTATGGACTTAACCTTAAACAGTTTAAGCTAATCAGACATCCTGACTATAATTTTGATATCAACGGCTGGGAAGATATGTATCAAAACGGTATGAAGGGAACTCTTACTAATATGATGGAGTTCATTGGCCAATTGGAATGTTTAGATCGGAGAACAAACTTTAAGTTAACCGCGCTGGACTATACGAAATAAGGAGGTTTCAATGGGTAATATAATTTTTGATTTTAATAATACATATCAAAAGACTCCACCGGAACCGCGGGTAGATGGTAACGGTAAAAAATGGTATACAGTAGTAGCGCATGCTGCTTTAACTGCTAAAACTCCCTATAAAATAATTCTGGATGAATATGGGTATGTAACAGCGGCTTTAACTGGTGATACCGGAGAATACATGATCGGCTTTCCGGCCGTGGCTATTGCGTCAGGAGCAATTGGAGAATTGCAGGTTTTTGGTTACTGCGCAAGTATAATTACCGCTTCTTTGTCGGTATCCGCCGGACATGCACTCAAAATTAAAAGCGGTGCTGTGGCTGATGCCGGAGCCGATTATTCAGGGGCTAAAGGGGAGTTTGCTGTCAATGTTACAGCAACCACAACCTCAACTACGCATAATGTATTTTTAACCGGACAATGGATTGAAGGATCTGATACCCTTTTCGCCGATAATGACAGCCTTGTCTTTGGAAGCGGTAGTGATGTATCAGTAACCTGGGATTCAATAAACTTGATTGTTTCAGCCGCGGCTGACGATTCGTTAATTGAAATTGGCGACTCTGCTGCCACACAAAAATCCTTTGATATCAAGTGGTACGCCAATGAAGCAAGTGGAGCAAGCTATGTTTATTTTGATGCTTCCGCTAATTTAGTATATACAGTTGGCGTCGATTTTCTTATCGGCGATGACGACTATATTAAGTTTGGAAATGGAACGACAAACGCAGGCGACGTTACACTTGAATGGGATACTGCTTCTGCTACTGACTGTCTTATTCTTGCTGCTGTTGGCGCTTCAGAGGCTTTTAACATTGGAGTCGCAAGTCATGTTATTAATACGACTTTCACGGGAACTGTAACCGTAGGAGTTGATGATACTGGCTACGATGTCAAGTTTTTTGGAGCAACAAGCGGCAGCTATGTATTATGGGATGAAAGCGGAGATCAACTTATATTAGGGCCTAGCTCTGATGTTGTTGTTGGTACTGGTAGCTTTATTTCAGGTACTTCTGGAACTCCAATAACCAGAACTTATGACGGTGATAAAGCAATTACTGTTTATTCTACTTGTGCTTCTACTAATGCTTCTACTTCCTTTGAACCTGTTTTATTCTATACAACTCTTACGGGCGCCGGGCAGGTTGGCGGAAGAGTAAGGGCATTTATGACGGCTAATGTCGCATTAGGCGGCTGGTCGAATGCTTTTAAAGGCGAAGTTACATATGGCGCTTCAGGTAGTACAACTGGTTTGGGTTCTGCTGTTTGCGCGGAAATGACTTTATCTGCCGGTACAACTTCCGGCAATTATGCTCCTCTTGAAGTTGAATTAAATCTTGGCTCTGGCGCTGCTGTTGGAACTCGTACATCATATATGTATCTTTCTGCAAATGGCGCCGATATTGCTACCTTCCAGGTTTCCGGGTATCTAATGAATATTCAAGGGTTGGGCGCGGCCACTGCTGGTGAGATATTTGATACGTGTACTGCTGCCGCTGCTTCGCATTCATTAAGAATTATTATTGGTGATACACCGTATTATATTTTATTAAATAGTAATGTAGACGCTTAGTAATAGGGGGCTTATGCCCCCTATAATATTTAATTATGGAGGATTATTTTGAAATTAAATGTTTTGGAAAGAGTAACTTTTATGCACCTAATTCCACAAGAAATTAACGGCGGCTATTTAGATATAAAAGCTGTTACTAAATTAAAAGAAGATCTAAGTTTTAAAGAAAATGAAATACAAAAAATAGATTTAGGATTTAATGAAAAAAGCAATCTTAAGTGGGATGCTAAAAAAGCAACTAACCTGGGTGAAAAAGAAATTTTTATTCCAGAATTTGTTTTAAAAGAAATGGAAAAAGTATTTGAAAATTTAGACAAAAATAAAAGATTGCATGAGCAACATATAAGTTTATATGAAAAATTTATTAAACCTGAATCAAAGAATAATATTATTGCTGCTAAATTTGCAAAGAAAGGAAATAATAATGGCTGTAACACCCACGCTTAAAGCTGGAATGAATACGATTTCAACACAACAGGAATTTAATGTCAGGGGAAGCCGGTTATATATCGGAACTCTTGTTTTTACAAGTACTTATACAACTGGTGGAGAATCGCTTACCCTTCCATTTACACCCGATTTGGTAACTATCCCGGCTAATTCCGGCTATGTGTTTGAGTATGACTACACAAACAATAAAGTAAAAATACTTTATGCGGACTATGATGCTGCGGCTGACGGCGTTTTAATAGAAATACCAAACGGTATAAGTATTGCTGCTTTAACGGACGTTCGTTTTGAAGCAAAAAAAGTAGGCTGCTAATAAGCAAAGAATAGGAGCGTATTTTGGCACAAGATCAATATACGGGAACAGGCGCAATGGCGCAAACCTGGACACCCGGAATAAAATGCCGTCTAATAGAAATAGAATTGCATTTAAGCGCAGCGGGCGGAACAAGTGAATATTTCACAGCGACAAAGGACGATCATACTAATCCAGTTTATGACGTTGTTTATGTAAAAGAAGACATGGTGTCATTGACTGATTTTGTCGATACGGATAAGCATGAAATAGAAACTGGCGATGCTGTTGTATTTGCTTATACAAACACTAATGCTCGTACCTGGGGTCTGACTGTAAAATATGAACGGATTAACGAAGCTCTAACTTAAGGTGAGGAATATATATGCGTGTCTTAAATGGTGTAAAACAATATGATTATTTCAATAAAATAACAGATTCCCCTTTTTGGGTAATAGCTTCACAGGATGACTTTAATGCTGTAGTAACAAGAACAAGCGCTAATAATTATAAAATAAGAGACGAAATAAAAAGTCTTTATTTTAAATATTTAGCCGCTAATTATGCATTTTCTGGATTTCTTTCTGGTGGTGATACATATGGAATACTTAAGACTAACAATTGTGCAAGAATTATTTTTGATGGTGGAACATTTTTTAATGTAGGTGATACCGCAGGTTATTTTGAAGTAAACACACAATATGCGTATTTAGAAAATGTATGGATTAAGGGTACTGGTAGTATCGCGGCAGCGGTTACAAAGAGTCTTTACATAAATGCTAAAGATGTTACTTGTATAAAGTGTAGAGTTTCTAATCGGTTAAGCAATACTGCAATGTATGGGATTTTTGTTGAATTAACAGCAAATGCAGAGATTAGACCAACAAGTCAATTTTACGGTTGTCAGGTACATGATCTAAGTAGTAGTGGTGATATCCATGGATTTTATCAAACACATTTAAGCAATGGCTGTTATGTTTATACCCTATCTTCTACAAATGGTAGTATATATGGCTTTAATGCGTGTAGAGAAGGACAGGCAAATCATGTATTTTCCATAAGCGCAAACGTAGTTAAAGGATTTACCACTTGCTATAGGGTAACAGGTTGCTACGCAGAAACACTAGACTCGGATTTTTCTCATGCATTTGGATTTGATATTTGTACTGAAGTTGTCGGCTGCAAGGCTTATGATGTTGATTCAAGTGCAGGTAAATCGATGGGCTTTTACAGTTGTACTAATGTAGTTGGTTGTACTGCAAATGATATAGATAGTTCCGCTGATGATGCGTTTGGATTTAGAGCTTGTAGTTATGTAACAGGATGTTTAGCTTCTAAGATAGATCATTCGGGAGCAGTGGCAAGTCAACATGCTTATGGATTTGAAAGTTGTGCGGAGTTAGGAGCTTGCTATGCTACTGATATTGATACAAATGGAGCTGGTGGTGTAGCAAATGGTTTTGCTAATTGTACATATGCAGCTGCATTTAATACGGATGAAGCAGCCAATGCAGGAAATGACTACATAGATACAGCTGATGAACAAGTAACCAATAAAAATTCGACTGGAGCTATATTTACATAATGACATTATCTGGAGCTACAACACATATAAGAGAATTAAGCCGTACCTCAAGTGATGGTTATAGTGATACAAGAGTAATGGAAATTATTAACCAGGCTATGAATACTTTTGCTATAGATACTTGTAGCGCTGGACTTAAAAAAGAAGATTACTTAACTATTACCCCACGGTTTAATACAGAAACAAATTTTGCTATTCGCGTAACAATAACAGGCGGTACAAATGCTTTAGCGGTTACAGATGTAGCAATTACGACTACAGCGAGAACTGATATATCAGGAACAACGGTAGCCTCTGACTTGCAGGCTACTTTAAGAACAGCCATAGGTGGGGGAGCTAATCTTACTGTAATTTGGTCAACAACTTCTTGGACATTTACAATTGATACTATAAATGGTACGGCTATTACAATTGCTTCACCAAGTGGTAAAACTTACGTCGATGCCACAGAATTAATTTTAGGTGGAGCTTCTACTGGTACCCAGACGTTAACAAGTAATTTTCCACAGGATTGCACCATTGAAACTCCTTTACCCGATGATTTTCTTTCTATAATTGCTGTAGAATGGGATGACGAACATCTTAAGCCTGCTCCGCATGACCATTTTACTTCACCGGAAAGTTTTGGTACTCCTGAATATTATAATATTCAAGAGAAAAAAATCTATCTTTCCCCTGTTCCTGACCGGCAAGAATCGTTTCATATTTGGTATAAATATCAACCGGCAGTTTTTACAGACGCATCTACCCAGGCAACAACAGAATTACCTATAGATGCAGCTTATCAAATGGCGATAGTTTTTTGGGCGTCGTCTTTTATTGCAGAATGTAACCATGAAGCAAAAGAATCAGATAGATGTTTATCCAGGTATGAATATCTTAAAAATAAATACAATATTATCCAGGCTAATAATAATCCCAAGATGTACCCTAAACAATCAGCAGAAAGGCCGATTGATATAGATTTTTCAACATTATGATAAAAGATATACTTAATTTTCAAGGAGGATACCACACTGACACATTAAATGAACTGATGAAAGATAATGAACTTCGGGTAGCAGAAAATTGTCAGTGGCGAAATGGCCTTCAAAAACGAAACGGACTAACAAAATATTCAACTACTAATTTATCTGCTTTTACCGGAATGAGAGGCGGAATCCGGGTTTATATTAATAGCGCTTGGACAACAATAGCGGCTCTTGATACAGGTTCAGTAATAAACTTTTATCAAGGGACAGGAACTACCATAGCGGCAATTGATAATACGTATGCCTTTACGACTGGTTATAATGTAGAGTTTTCTGCTTTGAATGAGTTTATTATAGCAGTTAATGGAGTAGATAAACCGGCAATTATTTATTATTCTTCTGGCTTTTTAGTAAAAAATCTTGAGACATATGATACTAGAACTAGAACTAGTACAGAATGGGACGCCGGTCAATATACAGCTGTAGGAACTGTTTTTACCGATGATTCTACAGATGCCCAGGATGCAGGTACAGACGATTTTCAAGTTTGTTCAACAACTAACGGTGACGGCTGCTTTATTTCCTGTGATTTAACTTTTAATAAAGTTATTTTTAAAGGATGCCAGCAAGCGGCCGGTTCTCCGGCTAGTATCACTTATCAATATTGGAACGGTACAGCGTGGACTAGTCTCACTTTAACATCGACTCCGGCCTGGACAACCGCCGAAGGAGATAAAACTTTAGAGTTTAATATCCCTTTAGATTCAAACGGCGAGTTTCTTTGGGAGCCGTACGATCAATCTACAGCTACTTATTTATCAAATAAATATGTAATTTTAATTCTTTTTGGCACAGCGCCATCTAGCGCTTTTAGCGCGGATTATTTACAGGTTTATCATACACAATATTTAACGCAAATTATGGAAAACGAACGGCCTCAATTTGTTATTACGCACAATTCTAGAATAGTTTTTGCTGCTAGTAATACAATTAATATGAGTCCTTATAATTCTGTTACCGGTTGGCGTGAAGGTGAAATAGAATATTTTGGAGAAGGTGGAAAGCAAATTATTTCCATGATATCTTACTTTGATGCTTTATTAGTTTTTAAAGAAGATACTATATTTTTATTTACTGGTACAAGTTATGAAAACTGGCAACGCAGCAGGTCTTTATCGCATATAGGTACAATTGCTAACCGGTCGCCTGTAATGGTTGGTCGCTATGTATTCTTTGTTGCCATAGATGGAATTTATGCATGGGATGGCAACGAAGCAGTAAAGATTTCTAAACATATTAAAACAGATATTACTTCTTATACCCTGACAAATGCCTGTGGGATATGCTATCAAAATGAATATTGGGTATCTTTCCCTACAAATAGCGTAACTCTTTCTTTTGACCCGGATACAATCAGGGATGACGAAATGGGCGATAAAAGAGCTTCTTTTTTTAAGTTTTTAACCTATAAAGTCCATGGGTTTATATATAATAAAGGCTCTGGAGACAATGGCTATTTATTAGGAATTGTTGATCAGGCTACTCCATATATTGCTAGATGCGATTATGGAGCTGTTGACAACCTGACCGGTTCAGATACGGCCATAGATATGAAAATGCAAACCAGATATTTTGACTGGGGGCATTTTATGTTAAAAAAGTATATTGGTCGAATATGGCTTAAAATTAAACAAGTTTCAGGAAGTACCGGGGCTACGCATACGCTTACTATTTACAGTGATGATGGAACAGTAAATACTGTTGTTACTTTAACCGTAAGTACAGGCACGGGATTTTATAAAACTTTGATTACTCCTCCTTATACTTGTGACGGTAAAAATTTATCTTTTCATTTAAGACATAATGCAGCTACGGCAGCAGCTTTAACAGGATTTTCACTGGAAGTAAAAGAAAGGAGTTTTACATGCCTTTAACTTATGGATTAGCTGATTTAATGAATGTCCAGAATCCTTATCAGCAAAAAAAACCTACTCAAAATAAACTTGGTACAACTCTTCCCCCACAGTCACCTGTACAAAGCCCAACTATCCAACCATCTATTGTACAGCCTTCTATATCGCAGCCTATACAAAAACCAATACAGCAAAATATTGTGCCTGTGGAGACTATCCCGAAAGTAGAAACTCCTCCAGTAGAAACTCCTCCAGTAGAAACTCCTCCAGTAGAAACTCCTCCAGTAGAAACTCCTCCAGTAGAAACTCCTCCGCCGGCAACTACTCCAGAACAAACTCCGTCAACCGGTATAGACTGGTCTACAAGTAAAGTAGAAGGAACTAATTTATCTGTTAATGATTGGTTTGCACAAAATTCTTTTGCTAATATAAATTTAACAGCTAAAAGAAAAGAAATCCAAGATAATACATTTGAAGAATATTGGAAAATAATTTACAAGGATACAAGCTGGTTTGATGATTACTGGAGCAAAGATATTATTAAAAGAGCATTTTTACAAGGACCAGATGCAATAGCCGCTTTATTTTTTAGTGGGGCGGAAAATGGTAAATTTGGAATAGATGCTGGCGATCTCGAAAGAGCAAGGGGAACCGCAATCTCTTTGTATGGGCAAATGCGATCACAAATGGCACAACAAGCACCGGATGAAAGTACTTTAGCTGAATCCGGAGCTACTCCTAAAGTATTTTATGATGACCAGGGTCGGACAATAGCTCAAGGATATCAACTTCAAGATGGACGCGTTTATATTGTCAAAGATTTAAGAAGAATGGCCGGTATGTTGGATGAAGCACAAAATACCGATGTTCCTACTCTTACAGATTTCATGAACGAAAAAGGGTATAATTTTGAAAATATTAAAGATTCTAAAGCCTGGAATGCCATTCAGGGATTAATTGACAAAATACAAAATCCTGAAACTCAAGAAGAATGGTTAAGCGGCGGTCTTAACCAAGCTGGTAGAATATTAGGGTTAGGCAATGAAGCAGGATATCAACAAAGAGTTGGCGGTTTAGCGGCTTTACTTGAAGGTGGGATTAGCGGACAACAAGGATTTACTCCTGAAGAAAAAGACTTACAAGATCGTCAGTTTATGAGTGATATTAAGCAGGTCAGAGAAGAAACAAAACTAATTATTGAAAGTTTAGGAGCCAGCGGGCGGTCTGCTCAAGCTTTGGTAACAGCTGATAATATTAGTAGTCAAATAGCAAATACGCAAATTCAATATCGGTTAAAAATAGCAGAACAAAATTATGCTAGACAGCAAGCTCAATTTGATTCGGAAATGCAGCAATACCAATTTATGGTACAAACAGGTCAGCTTAATGTCGCTGATTTTATCCAGAAACAGCGGGAAAATGCTGCTATGCAGTTAGCTGTTTATGGCCAGGAAATATCTATGATAGAAAGCGCGAATGCACAATATTTACAGGAATATAGTGCTGATTTACAAGGGTTACGAGCGCATACTGAAGCTATTTATACAGGAATTATGGCAGAATTAGGTCTTGATACTGAATTGCGTCAACAGATACAGGATATGTATAATTCTGCTATGGTGCCTTACACTCAAATGTTACAAGATATGGCTTTAATGCGTGAAGACTGGGCATATAATAATCAACAGAGAATGCAAACATGGTCTGTTATTTTAGGTATGATTGGAGCTGGTGCTCAAATCGTGGCCGCGATTGCTAGTGGTACTAAGCCTGCTGCCAGTAGTGCTGGAACAACAACTGCTAGTGGGGCTGGAACGGCGGCAGCTCCAAATAGATAGCCCAACGGCAGCAAAAAGTTATCGATAGGAGTAAATTATGGCTACATGGAGTGAAGAAAACTTAAATAAAATAAAGAATGTCCTACAAGCTAGAGGGCAGGCTTCTCAAAATTTAGCACAAGGCGGTCAATTGTTACAGCAAGGTATCGGCCAACTTGGGCAAGGGGTAACTTCAGGGCTTGATTTTCTACAAACAGCACGAACTAGACGTTCCCAGGAAGAACAGGCAAATCTTGAAAGAGCAGAACGATCTAGGCAATTTGACGAAGGATTGGGATTTAATAAAGATACGGCAAGCGGAGTATATTCAGAAAAAGTATTAGAAAGATTTGGAGCTCCTAAAAATCTGTATAATAGGACGGTTGTAGAGTTTGGACATGAACCTAAGGGTTATGGAGATAAAGAAGACGAAAAAGAAGACGATTTTTTTGCTGATATGGAAACGGGTTTTAGCGGTTTAGCAGCTATGTGGGCAGATGAAAATACGTTAAAAGGTAGAGATGGCAAAAGTATTGTTTCCACAGAAGGAAGAATAAGTGATTGGTCGTCTGTTGATTTTGATGAATTACAAAAAAGGTTTAACGATTTTATAAATTATAATAATCCTAAATGGACAAATGGACAGAAAAAAACAGCATTAGAATATTCTACAAAATGGATTAATTATAGAATGAGACAAGCTTTAAATGATGCAGGAGGAACCAAAAAGCCAGATGAATTATTGGGTTTGATTAAAAACTGGGCTGATGCAATTTTCCCATATTTACCAGCGCCAAATAACGCAGTTTATGAAGCGATAAAATCATGGACAGAACCGCCGAAAAGTACAAATGAAGTAATAAGTAAATTTTTAAATTTATCACCTGGAACCGCATTAATTAATCAACTTTTAAAATATTTAAATGGTAATAAACAACCTAATTATACCGGAATCATACCAGTTCCTAAGAAAAAAGAAGAAGAAATTATCCCACAACGTAATTTACCACTTCTTGAATCAGAGTTCTTTAAAAAGAGACCTAATAAATAATGCCTAATTTTATTAATCGATATAATTATAAAAATTATAATCCTTTAAATCGTCAAAGAATGACCGACGCGGAACGTGATTTACTACCTTATGTTCAAGGGGAAAAAGCAAAAAAAGAACGAGAAAGCAACTGGCTACAGCCTTTAGAACTCGTAATGGATTTACTTTCCCGCGGGCAGTATGTTACCGCTAATCTTGGTGAAGATGTAACCAGGCTTGTAAGCGGTGAAGCTGTTAATCCGTTAGAAGGCATTTTAAAAGGATTAACCGGAGAACGCAAAGGAACCTGGAAGGGTACTTTATTTGGAGGTCAAGATCCTGGTGAATTAGGAAAATTCCAGGGTATTTATAAATCAGTAACCGGTAGTGATACCCCGGAGTTTATGCGTAACAAGGTGGATATTCCCATAATTGGGCCAACTAATATAGAAGATGTTATAGGCTTTATCGGGGATGTGCTGCTTGACCCTACTACGTATATAAGTGGCGGCTCTACTAAGGTAGCTAAGTCTGTAGCCGGTGACTTTGCGCAGCGTTCAGTAAAACTGGCAATTAAAAATCTGGACGATATTGGCGATATGGCTAAACTTTATCAAAAAGGTCTGGATAAAGATAAATTGCTAAAACTTATTACTGCCAATAAAGATGACGCGGCAAAACGATATATAGCTAAATATGATTTAAAAAATGGCGGAATAGCCAGATATTTAGATAAAGTATATCGGCAAAGTTATGATAAAGCCTTACGTTCTACTCCTGATCAGCTTAAAGCAGAATTGATAGAAAGTATTAAAAAAGGACAAGAAACTGTTAGTAATAAACTTTGGCCTACTGAAGCTGAAAAGCTAACCGGTATTCCTTTTATGGATGAGCTTAGAAAGACTTCAGGTAGCCCGGAAAAGTTTGCAAAATCACTTACCGGCGGCCAGGAAGCGGCAGATCTTTTTGAAAAATTTAAATCGTTTGAAGGGGAAATGGCAGGGCTTGAGGGCGTCAACTGGACAGGAGCCGGGGAATCCGCTTTAAACTTGTTTGGAAAAGAAGCTTTTACAAAATTCAGAGGGGACACTCCCATTTCTAAATCCTGGAATACATTTAAACAAAGTATCCAAAATAGTAAAATAGGTGGAATATATGATGATGCTGTCTGGTCTATAACCAATAGAGGGCCTATTGGCTTTTTACGTAAAGCATTCGGGTTTCGTAATCCTTACCAGACTATGCTTAATATAAAAAAAAATGCGGCTACTAATGAATTTCAATGGCTTGCCGAACAAAAAGTAAAACAAGTTCAGTCTATTCTTGAAGGTTATGATGATACAATACGAGAAAAAGTTCGCAATGTAATTGCTCAAGCAGAGTTTAAAAATATAGGATTAGCTGATTTATTTAATAATTCGCAAGCTTTAAAAGCCCTGGGAGTTGATGAAAAAGAATTTGCTAAAGTAAAGTTTTTATCAGATCAGATACAGACATATTTTAAAACTTTGCGTAAAGAAGAAGAAGAATTAGTACAGCAAGGTCTTTTAAAAAGCTTTGGAGAGTTTGCTAACTACTTGCCAAGTGTAAAGAATAAAAAAGATTACTTTAACGCTAAACCTGGAAGCATTACCGGTTCACGAGCTCCGCGATTTACTAAAGAAAAAAATTACCTTACTCTTGAGACTATTAACCAAGAAATAGAAAAATTAAGTGTACTTTTAGGAATAGACAAAGAAACAGCAGAAATCTTGGTCACAAAAAAAAACTGGTCGACATTTAACTTAGATTTAGAAGAAATGCTTCTACACCGTTCTATAGCGCATGCTCAAGCGGTAGCTAATGGGAATATGCTGAAACAATTCCGGGAGTTTGGAATTAGTTTTGACGATATTTCACAGGAAATACTTAAAGATAATCCACATATAATAGAGGCACTGACAAGGGCAGACGCTGATTTAAGCGAATTAGGCTTATACAGAGAAAAAGTACCAGGGCTTGAAAAGTATTGGTTTGATAAAGATGTAGCGGATATAGTTAACCGGGTAATACCGGTAACAAATAACGATGAAGGAGTTAATTGGTTTTTAGAACGTGCCAGGGCTTTTTCTTCCTGGTGGAAAGGTATGGCAACTCTTACGCCAGGATTTCATTTGCGTAACGCTCAAAGTAATAATACACAACTTTTTCTTAAGTTTGGGCCTAGAGCTTTTAATCCTAAGCAGTCCATGGACGCTTTAGTAGGAACTGCATACGCTTTATACGGTGAAGAGATATTTAATACGCTAAAACTGCCAAAGGCCAGGGTTGCTGAAATATTAAATAAACCAATAGGTGGAAAAACGATTAAAGAACTGGCAACGGAAGCCAGGAAATCAGGAATTATTTCAAAAAACATTATGGGTTTTGATGTTGAAACAACAGTAAAAGAACTGACTAAATCTAAAAAGGGACTGGCTTTGGCTAATATTTTCAGCCAGGATAATATCGCTTTTAAAGGTAGCCGGGAAATTGGTTCAGTAATAGAATCAACTCCTAAATTTCAATCTATGCTTATGGACTTGCAGGATATGGCAGCCAGAGTAGGAGATATAAGTCAAAATCATATAGACTTTGCAGTAATGGACGCTAAGAAGTGGTTTTTTGATTATTCAGACCTTACGGAATTCGAACAGAAATACATGAAAGCAGCTATACCTTTTTATACCTGGTTGCGGAAAAATATATCATTGCAAATGACAAATATTTTTAGACTCAAAAGCAATGTACGCTCTATGTATTCTACAGCCTTTAAAGTACAAGGAGCAATTGAGGAAGATTACGACCGCTCACAGGTTCCCGATTGGTTACGAGAGGGGGGGGCGATGGTAACAGGGCAAGAAGACGGTACTGTCCGGACCTTACAAAGCCTTCCCGGGATAAGCTTCCCTGGTCCAATGGCTGATATAAATAAACTTCCTTTACGTTTTGAGATGACAGAAACAGGAATCCCAATGCCTGTCTGGACTCCTGAAGAAATACGCGATGAAATACTTTCTTCAGCGAATCCACTTATCAAAAGTATAGTAAATGTCTATCTTCGCCAGGATGAAGGCTGGGATTCCTTTAAAAAGCGTGCTTTAAAAGATACAGAAACAGCTCCACGGGTGTTAAGTCTTTTTTTAGATAAACCTGTTGTAATGCAGTTTGTAGACGGCCTTATGCGGGTAGCAGGCTTCGAGGATGGCCTCCAGGCAGAACGTGGAGAAAAAGGCGAGCTTAAAATTGATGGTAAGGTAAAACAGGTCTTAGAAGACAATTTTATTATTATTCAGCGCTTAGATAATTTACTAGATACGGCAACAACTTTTATTCCACAACTTGAAACATGGCTAGAAAATAATGTAGGATATAAGGACACGACGGAAGATATGGATAAATTCTTTAAAACCATGTCTTTTTTAGTCGGTGTAAAGCAGAAAGATTTTTTTAAAGACCAGGAAGACGCGATTCGTATCCGGGAAATAATGGAAAAAGCGCAGGAAAAAAGGAATAAAGCCCTTAAGAAAACGCCTGGATACAGAGAGCGTCAAGCTAAATATGAAAAATCTTATCAGCGTAAAATACGGAGGTTAGGTTTATGAAAAATGCAATTTTAGTTTTATTATTTTTATTTGTACTTGGAGGTTGTGAAATGAGAACAGCAGCAGACGTTGAAAGGGCAAAAGCTACATTAATTAGACAACAGACAGATGCGGTAATTCAAGCGCTCCCTCCCGGGTTTGTATCAGGGCTAAAGCTTAGTTTAAACAAAGAGCATAAAATAGCCATCGGTAAAGGTATAATAAACGTAAATGGGAAGCAAGTAGTAGAAAAAACAGGCTATACAATAACCGAGGGCGATTGGCTTTGTTCAATGATTCAGGGATACTGGTATTATCTGTATATTTCTGATACAAGACAATATTATATTGATGTAGTCTCCCCTGTTTTTAGTTCGGATTTATATGCTTATTACCATCCAACTATTATTAATTACAGGAATATAGGGAAGCTATACGTTCATGAAACCTATCGTGGTTCAGGTAAGTATAAACCTATTTATGTACAGTCTAAGCTTGAGACTGAAAGTACAACTGTAATAGTGGCTTCCTCTACATATGAAGGCGATAATGCTAATTATTATTGTGATGGCGCAGAAGACAATATTTTTATCAACGCAGCTGCTTCATTTTTATATAATGCTTATAATGGCGGTACTGTAAAACTTTTATCTGGTATTTTTGAAATAACACAAAGTATTTATTTAAAACCAGGCATAATATTAGATGGAGAGGGATGGTCTACGATTATAAGCGGGACAATTTCAACTACATATAAAATAAATGCAACGGGCACCAGCGTATCAGATAATAAACTAATTAAAATAAGCAATTTATTTATTGATAATGAGGATAATGATGAATATGCTAGTGGGATTTATGTATCATTATTATCAAAAATAATTATTGAAAATGTAAAATTTAATTATTTAAATACGACTGTTATTTTCATAACAACTACAGCGAGTATAAATATTAAAGAATGTAGTATAGATAATACCGCTATGCTTCCTACAAGTTATTCTTATTTAAACAGACATACTATATGGATAGATGGAAATGCGCAGAGCGATGCAATTATAAACATTTCTAACAATAAATTTTCAAATAATGATGGATTAGGAATAGGCCTGCTTGATATAAAAGAAGGAACAATAAATAGTAATTATTTTTATAATCAACGGTGGAGATGTATTTATTGCTATTCTGATGTTTACAATTTAAAAATAATTAATAATAATTTTATAGATTGTAATATATTTCAAGCTCCAGATGATTATTATGGTATAAATCTTTCAAATAATAATAATATTATTTCTAATAATATTTTTAACAATAATGGTAAATGTATACAAGATGCAGGTGGAAATAATATTATTAATGGAAATACCGCTGTAAATTGTGGTAATTTAATAGACAGAAGTACTTGTAGACATACAAATCCACCGATGATTATAGGTGAAACCGTGCCAATAACTTCAAATGCAACTTTTGTTGTATCAACAGAATATTATAGAGAAATAGAGACGTTTTGGTATCATTATATTTTAGCTCCAGATAATGATTATAAGCATTATTCATTTATTTTTACTAAAACAAATGCAGCGGGAACGGAAGCTTATGCTTCATTAGTTGATGCTATCGATTCAGCAGATTTGCATGGTATGACCGCAGAAAAAGAAATTGTATTCTCTGCTTGGGTTTATGTTCCCACGGATTCACCTGTTGCCTTAAGTGACATTAATCTAAGAATTGGCGAATATTATGGTGGGGCTTGGAATTTTACACAATCAAATTCTCCTTTAATAAGAGATTCATGGCAACAATTAACTGTGACTATTACGCTTAATGTAGCTATTACAGGTTTTATTATTGATATATATAATGCAAGTACAGCTCCAATTAATAGTATTTTTTATTTAGATGATTTTAGACTTTATGTCGTAGGGCTTGAAAATTATTTAAATCAAATATATTACGATTCTACTGGAACGTCTACAAATATAGGTAATTCATGGAATTAAGGGGAAGGTGTGAAAAAGATTAATCTTACCCATTTGAATATTTAATTTAGAAGAATAATATGCACGATGATGTATTAGCTTTATGTGAAGAAAAATTCAAACAACTCGACTCTGAAAAAATAACCAGAGAAACCGGAGAGCGGGAATTACATCGGCGTATTTCAGAATCTAAAAAAGAAGTAGAAGTATATATTGATGAAGTTAAAAAAGAAATGAAGGAAGACGTCAGCGAAATAGGAAAGGCTGTTAAAACATTTGAAGCAGAATTTAAAAGGCTGTCAAATAAAATAATGATCGGGGCTTTATTGCTGGCAGGATCCGCGATTACCTTTTTAAGTGGTACTTTAATTAATCTTGCTATCGAAAAGATTAAATCATTACCAATTCCATAAGGAAAACATTATGAAAAATATATCAGAAAGATTATATCAATTATTATTGAAATGTTTGGCGTTTAAATCATTAGTAGGAATTGTTCTTCCTACAATATTATTGTGTTTAAAGATAATAGATCAAACAGCCTGGTGGATAGCTGTTGCTGCCGTTTTATTTGCAAGAGCTTATGAAAAAACTAGTATAAAGGGGAGCTAATGTGGCAAAAAATATTATTTTGGCTATTGCCATGGTTCTTCTTATTCTCGTCATCATATTTTTTATCATCTCAAGAATCGAACTTGCAGGAAAAGAGCGAGAAATTGCTCAACTTGCACTTGATGTTAATGACCGAGCTGTTCGACTCACCGGAAAATCTGACGAAAATATTGAGCGAATTGGAGAACTTGAATCAGATAGAGGAAAACGAGAAGAAATCGTCCGGGAGCTTGAGCGAGTCCGTAGAGAGTTTGAAGACTATAAACGAATCCGACAAGAGGCGTATAGCAGAATTAGAATTGAACGAGATAAACTTGCAGAAAGAATTAGACGAGCAGAAGAAATCAGCCGAGAAGAGTTTGAAATCATCAAGAGTCTCCTCTCTCCTTAATACCGGGTTAATAGCTGTTTTATTGATAGTCGCAGGAGTTGAAGCTATTATAATTTTACGATAAATATTTATCCTTTTCAGATTTTTTAATATTTTTTTCAAAAGAATCTAATTTTCTAAGAAATATTAAAATTAGCAAAATCAAAAACGTATATCCTAAAATATTAAATGGTTTATATGGGTCAACACTATATAATTCTTTTATTTTTTCAAAGTCTGGATTTATACTATTGCCAGGAACAGAAACACCAAAAAAATTGTTCATAAACAATCCAGCAGGAATACCTATTATAGAAAAATTAGAATACTTACATAAAATAATCATAAATAAAGTAATGATAAAATATAGACATATATCGAAAATATAGCCTGCGTACATTATTTCTATAGGTAATTTACCATAATATTTAGTAATTGTTGTATAACAATCTTTTATATATGATTCATACCCCATAATAGTTGCTATTAAATAATGACCAAATTCATGGGTTAAACTTAAAAATGGCAAATAAGAAGCTATTATTAGAATAAAAAAACCAAAAATAATACATAATGCCAATTGTATTTGATATTTATCTTTCATCCCTTTTCCCTCCTACTGGCTAAAAGCAACTTCATCTAAATACGATTCATATAATTCTTGATAAATTATATTTACATATTCTTCTTGATGCAATAAAGATCTACTCTCTTCCCTTTCTATTTTAGACTCTTCCCTTTCTATTTTAAATTCTTGGCATTCACCTTTATAAAAAATAAAATACTTAAAAACATACATTCTTATATCCTCATAATCTTTATATTCAATATGCTTTTTGAATTCGCTAAAAGGTAAAATCCCTGTTCCGCTTTTTAATAGTTCATAATTGGCTTTAAGAATGGTAATATATCCTAATAACGGCGTATAAGTCGTTGCAGCATCTATACCAGCTATAAGATTCATTCGTGTTTTTTCTTTTTCTTCAAGCATTTTTTTAATTTTTTCAACAAGGTACTGCTCCCTCCCTACTAAATAAATTAATTCGCTATTTTGTTTACGTATGTATTCTTTGTAATCTCTTATTTTTTCTTTTAAAATCTTTAAAATCTTTGTTAATAGTTTTTTCACAATTTCACCTCACTTATAAAAAACCTTATAGTATCCAGTTCTCCTTTTTTATGGTACAAGCGCTTAATTTGTAGATCTCTTACTTGATTATCGTTTTTAACAACCCCGCCTTGTTCTAAGGCATCGAGACACGGCTTATCTAATGAATCGGTGTCTCTTAGCTTCCAGGTTGTTACTTCCAAGGTAACGTCAATTTTTCCCGGGAACGAACAACCATTAAGCTTCACCCTCCAGGCCATATCTTGTATAAATCTTTTATATTCTGGATTTGGTACATTCCGATGTAATTTAGGATTCCATAATAGCCGCTTATTCGTTCCTACAGCTTTTCCTTGCCAAAAAACTATTAACAATTTTCACCTTCCACTATTCTTCCTGATGCTGACCTGTGGCAATAATAAATCCCAGGCGTTGTAGTGCCAACTGCCACCGCGTACTATTTTGCTTGTAGCTATATACAATTTTTTTGTTTTGTTATTCACGATTTTCCTCATTATCTCCTCGACTAACTGCTTATTAGTTTCTCGTAAATTTAGTTCTTCTGCTTTTGTCATTTCTTTACCTCATTTCATTTAAATAACATTCTGCATAAATCTGCTTTTGTATTTCTTGCTTGCTGAAAAGTTCATTTTGAGCTATATAATTTTGAAAGCGGGCTTCCTGGCTTTCCCATAATTGATGCACAATTTCACAACCTTCGAATTCAAATCCCATATCATAGCAAGCTATTCGATCGGAACCACTTCCAACGTGAGAACTGAATATTTTCCATCCTGGTTTTGCATAATCTTGCAAGCAATTTTTATAAAGTAAAATTGGTTTTTGATGTGGATGTATTGTTATTATTCCTGTTTCTTTCCCTTTTTTACATCCATCCCATCTAATATGGTAAATTCTCATTGGAATATGAATATCAGTCCACGCTAATTCTGCTTCACTTTTTTTTGTCTTTTTCACATTTCTCATTTTATCCCAAATGATTATATGATTTGTAACTGGTAATAAATTAGAAAAATAATTATAACCCCAAATAATTTGATGTTTTGTTATTCGAAACAATTCACTGAAATAATTTTCATCAGGTGGATTGTTATTTTTATAGGCAGTATTAAATACAGTTTTAATCTTATTTTTTCTACTGCAAGAATCTTTTTTCCAGTCTTCGCCTATCCCGTAATCAGTATCGATAATCCCTAAATCATACGCACTATCCGATACGTTTGTCATAAATTCCATGCAATCTACCAAATGGACAATATTTTTCACGTTATCTCCTCCGGGAACTGTTGAATAAAATCAACGCCCATTATGTTTTAGTTATCATGTGTAACCACCCCCTGTCCGTCACATGTCGAACACTTACAAACTGCACAAGCATCTGGACTGTATTTATCTTTATAATCACACGTTTTGCAGTTTTTACCGGCACCGACAGATTTAAAGCCTTTACATTCTGGGCACGGTTTAATTTTTTTTGCCTTAAGCGCCAAGTATTTACGCAGCAACCAAGCATAGCGCCGCTTGTGCCGTTTGCGCTGCTTTTCGTTTTCGCGCTTTAATTTGTTAAGCGCTTCCACATACTCGTTATTCTTTTTTGTCAGGCTCCAAAGCTCTCTAAAAAACTTCTTGGCGCCGAGTATTAAGCCTTTATGCGTTTCGTCGTAGTCGCGCAAATCCTTTTCTGCCTTAAGCGCCTTTGCTTCAAGCTGAATGATATATGCTGACAACTTTTCGGCGTCTGTTGCAGAATTATACGTCTCTGGTAGTTTTAAAATTGATTGATTCATGCTTAAAATTCCTTTCCGTGCTTATATGGCCTTGTTTTATTGTAAGCCATTTTTGCGATGATGTGTTTTTCAATGTCGATGTTAAGATGCTTGCATAGTTCGTTTAGTGCGGATAGGGTAAGCTCAATTGAATATCTATTACGGTAATCTTTATATAAATTTTGTGTAACCTCATCTAACATGCAGACGACATTATCATAACTTTCAAACTGATATGGTTTAATTTCAAACTCATCGAAATGTAAATACCCTGCCCAATCGAATATTCTTATATAGATATCTGTAATCTCGTCCCCGAATGTATTTTTAACGTGATTTTCAAATTGTGTTTTAAAATATCCCGATGTCCCTTCTTGATTAAAAATAGCAAATGTGTAATTAACATGATCTTTATTTGACAACTTATTTATTCTAAACGCCTCAATAGCTTCCCCTATCTCCGTAACTATCATCCCTCGAAAATGACGATTGCTCATGTTATGGTTTATGCCTGTGCCATTGCACTTTTTACATTTCGGTTCATATTCTCCGCAATTACTATTAGGCGTACAGTCTATACCACTATTATCACATTGTCCTGCTCCAAGACATGATATTTTATGTCCCTTACACTCCGGGCAAACATGAAAACCTTTTTCACAGGCTGTTTCATATGCTTGCTTGATTAATTCTTTATAGTTCATCATGTTTTAAACTCCTATCCTGATAAAGATTTTATGCTTCGCTGTTTTTTTTATCTCTTCGATATGTGCATCAAGTAATTCGCCATGTTCAAAAAATGAAATATTTTCGATATGATCTTTTAGTTTTTTTTTGTTAAAATAAATTACATCATCATAGATCAATTCTTGTTCCAGTTTTATAGCATAAATTTCATCAAAGATTGTATTAGGATAATCGTCTAATATCTCATCATTATCTACGACAAAAGATATTTCCGGATTACCCTCGATAGCCGCAAGCCTTTTTATTAGTTCTGTTTTTTCCACTTAACACTCCTTTATGCCACAGCGCTGCACACGATTCAGGTCTGCTCCACTCACCAGTCGGAAACCGGTGTTGGCGTTACGGCTGGACGGCTCGAACCTGACCCGGTCAGCCGAACGCACGTACCAGGCGTTATAGTTCCAACTGCCGCCGCGCAGCACACGCACCACGTCTGCATCCGGCTTCTTTGTTTCGTTATTCACAGGTTGCCTCCTCACTTTTGTCTGCTCCGCTCACCAAGCGGAAGCCAATGGAGTCGTAGCGGTAGCCCAGCTCGTACCAGTTCCGGTTCGCCGAGCGGACGTTCCTGGCGTCGCCGTACCAACAGCCACCGCGTAGCACGCGCTTCTCGCCATCCGGCTTCTTTGTTTCGTTATTCACAGGTTGCCTCCTCACTTTTGTCTGCTCCACTCACCAGTCGGAAGCCGGTGTAGGAGTCACGGCCGGACGGCACGTACCCGACCCGGTTAGCCGAACGCACGTTCCAGGCGAAGCTGAACCAACTGCCGCCGCGCTGCACACGGATTGCATCTACATCAGGCTTCTTTGTTTCATCACTCATGGGTTGCCTCCTCACTTTTGTCTGCTCCGCTCACCAAGCGGAAGCCGGTGTTGGCGTAACGGTTGGACGACCCGTACCCGACCCGGAAAGCCGAACGCACGTTCCTGGCGATGACGCTCCAACTGCCGCCGCGCCGCACACGCTTTTCATCTACATCCGGCTTTCTTGTTTCATCACTCACGGGTTGCCTCCTCACTTTCTCCCTGTCCACCATAAAATAATGCATCTAGCAAGAATTATAACAACCATTATATTATCACTTCTTTTCTTTTTTATTGTCATAAAAAGCAAAATATTTCATTTCATCAACATGGGTGTCAACAAAAATCATTGTCATGTCTTTGCCTCTATAAATATGTTGTTTATAAAAACATTGTCTATAGATTTCATCTTCATAATAATTATTGACTTCGTTTTGTAATTCTTTTTTAGTTTTAGCATATTTAACAATATTTTTTTCTATTTGCCAATAATAGTCTGTCTTATCATCAATAGGACAGACTACCCAATCCTCAACAAATCCTACATGGTCATATAATGCTTGCAAAGCATTATTGTAGTCAGTTAGTAATTTATTATCTGCTCCACTCACCAGTCGGAAGCCGGTGTTGGCGCCACGGCTGGACGGCTTGTACCCGACCCGGCTAGCCGAACGCACGTTCAAGGCGAAGTTGTTCCAACTGCCGCCGCGCCGCACATGCCTCACGCCTGCATCAGGCTTTCTTGTTTCATCACTCATGGGTTAACTCCTCACTTTTGTCTGCTCCACTTACCAGACGGAAGCCGGTGATGCCGAAACGGCCGGACTGCACGAACCCGACCCGGCTAGCCGAACGCACGTCCCTGGCGTTGTCGCCCCAACAGCCGCCGCGCTGCGTGTGCAGCGCGGCAATGATCTGGTTATTAAAACATTCTCTCTCCTCCATCATTATATTTCGCCCCTGTTCGAATCTTGGCTACCGGGATCAGTCACTGTACCGGATGGATATAGATAGTCCCCGTAAATATCCTCGCACCATTCCCACACATTCCCATGCATCTCGTATAACCCCCACGGATTGGGCGGGAGAGACTTCACTTCCACAGTCTTTGCCCTGTATGCTCCCTTTTTCTCGTCGGCATATGGATAATTCCCGTCGTAATTCACCTGGTCAGTGGTGATGATCTCTCCGAAGCTAAAGGGCGTTTTCGTACCAGCCCGGCAGGCATACTCCCATTCCGCTTCTGTCGGTAGCCGTGCATCTAATCCAGGTACCAACTTGTTAAGCTTCTCGATGAATTCTTTACAATCATACCAGCTTACATTCTCTACTGGTAACTGCTCACCCTTAAAATGACTTAGATTTTTTCCCATCACCGCCTGCCACAGCTCTTGAGTGCAAGCTGTCTCTGCCATCCAGTAGCCCTTAGTCAGAACTACTTTATGTTGGAGTTCATCACTCCATCTTCCAGACTCGTCTTCTGGCGAGCCCATCATAAACTCACCTGGTTCAATCCAGATAAAACTGAATTCCACATTGTTAACTTTGACAGTTTTTCTTGTCATTTTCAAATCTCCTTCTTTAAAATTGATAGCCAGTCGGAAACCGGTGTAGGCGCCACGGCCGGACGACCCGTACCCGACCCGGCTAGCCGAACGCACGTCCCTGGCGTTGCCGCCCCAACTGCCGCCGCGCAGCACACGCTTTTCATCTACATCCGGCTTTTTTGTTTTGTTATTCATGGGTTTCCTCCCTTTTTTGCTTTTTCATGCCTAGCTTTTTCTTTAATTTTTCAAAAGCATCATCAATCTCTTTGCTGAAATCTTTCATATCAGGTTCCTGCTCGGTAATTAGCGCAAATGGCTTTCTGCCATAATCCAAGGCATCTTTACGATTGCCGATTTTATCAGCAAACTCTTTGATTGCTTTTTCAGCCTCTTCGATTTCTGTATTAGTCGGAGTTATTTTCCATTTCCTGGAAAAATTATTTGTAAGCCATTTAAAAAGCTTGTCATAATCGCGCTCTGAAAACTTTTTTGATATTAAATAATCAGCAAATACCGTAGCGACAAAAGGAGAAAGAGGATAATAAAAATTAATTAAATTAGCTATAAAATCTTTTCTAATCATGTGCTTTCTTAAAAACTCCTTTCATAGTTCTCTCATAGTATTCTGCTTCCGATTCACCGTTAACAGGAGAGCCACGGATAAGATTTTTCCGTTTCATAAATTCCATAATGCGTGGCCATAGACCTTGTGAAGAAATCACAGACGGTAAGCATGGCTGATTGTTAAATATTTTTTCTCCAGAATCTTTGAGTTGAATAAACTCTTGAGTAGCAGCAATAATAAAATCAAATTCTGGAAGGCCTGGAGCATCTTGCCTGGAAAACTTTATTAACCGATAGATACCTTCACTTTCAGCAGGGTAACTGTAAAACTTCCCATGATTTTCGATAAAATAGGATTTAATTTGATTATGTAGATTTATGTCTTTAGGTGAATGCTTAGATTTTTTATTATTTTGCTCAGTATGAGCCGCCGTAGGCGAATCGTCAAGAATACCTTCGAATAACTCATTCGGTACTTCAAAATCAGAATCGGGAATATTATTAATTTGATTTACTTTACTTTCCTTTAATTTAATTTGTGGATTTTCTGGCGTAGTTATGTCGTTATTCTGTATTTCCGCTGCATTATCTGGCGTAGAAACTACATAAGACGCTGCATTATCTGGCGTAGTTATGATTTTTATGATTTTTGGTTTTTGTGGAACATCTGTATGCCGTGCAGAAGTATAAAGATCAGATATCCTGTCAACAAAGTTTTGAGACCAAATTATTTTTGATGTATCCCATAATTTCTTGTCTATCGCGTCTAAATCGGCTAATAGGTTTAAGATTTCTAATGCTTTCTCATCGCTTTTAATTAATGTTCTAGCCACAAGATACTCCCAATCGCTTTTTTTAGTGCAATCATAAAAATGATTTGGGGTGGACCCTAATAATTCCAATAGTTTAAACCAAAATGTATAGCCATAAACGTTATATTTACTTTCTAAAATATACATCGTTTTTTTATGAACGCAATCATGTGGGAAATAATCAACCGTCTGCTTTTTTGGTCTAGCCATTTAAAACTCCTATCAATTTAGCGTTTTTTTAATGACACGTTTTTTAATTGCCGGGAAGCAAATTACTACTACCCGGCACAAGTATTATTAGTACAGCGTCAAATTATGCGCCGATGTCCGCGCTTAATTTAATTTCCATCGATGGTCTGCCTGACGCTGGCAGCCTAAAATAAAAGACCATGAAGGTACTCAAAAAAAACCTTCAATACATTTTTCCCGCAAAGTTTTTAGAACAATATAGCCTTAACGCAGGCATTACTAAGCGTGCTGTTTTTAAACAGCTTGCAGGAATAGGAAAATAGATATAAAATACCATCCCCATACGGGGCGGTGATTGTACGGAGAGGATTTGAACCTCCATGCCAAGCTTCGAAGGCTTGTGTCCTACCATTAGACGACCACACAATTTTAAATTAAAAAAAAATCATTTGTATTATTACAGCGATAATTATCCACAAAATCAAACCCACAAAATAACCCAGCAAAATACCCTTCATTTTAAATCCTCCTAATATTTCCATTTCACCAATTCCTTGTCTAATGGATCGATAAACCCGTTAGTTCCATTGTCTTTATCAAGTCGTATCCATGCAGCATTTACGCGACAAAGCCCGAAGTGTAAATGCGGCGCGGTAGACAGGCCAGTACTCCCGGAATATCCTATAACATCCCCTGTACGTACATTTTGCCCCAATTCTACAGTGTTACCATTAAGATGGTAATAATGAGTCGCAATAAGTTGTTTCGGATCAACTATAACGATATAGATTCCTTTTGCGCTTTTATCGATATCGTCATCTTGTACGATAATCCCGTCATGGGTCGCGTTAATAGGCGTGCCTTCTGGTATTCCGAAGTCAATGCCAGTATGACCACCGGCAGGATAATATCCTGAATTTAATTCCGCAAATCTCGTTCTACCAAAATATTGCGTAATTATAGCCCGTCCAAACGTGTGTTTTAATTTTATTAGTTTATCCATTTGTTCCTCGTAAACTTTCTAGCATCCAGCGTTCCGTCTCTGTCCACTTATCTAGTGCCAACCAATCGTTAAGATTAGGTAGTATTAATTTTTCTATTATTTCATCATAACAAAGATGAGTAGTATTAATGCCTAATCTTTTATCCCAGTACTGGCGTTGCCATGCAGGCGGCAATACACGCCTAATTTTTATTTTTCCGCCTATTTTTGGCATTGCTGCATGCGACCAAAAAAAGTCGCCCTTGATGTCGCAATTGCCCTTGATGTCGCAATAGCCCTTGATGTCGCAATTGCCCTTGATGATCAATTTTAATATTTTTTCTCCTATCTCATCCCATTTTATATCAAATGTAATTTTTACATTCTCTTGTATTTCTATTATACCCTTTTCTAATTTGGATAATAGTTCTTCTTTTGTATTGATTACAATCATATTTTACCTCTCTTTCCCGCCATTTCCCTGGCTCTATTTACCCGTCCGACTAAATGTGTATAAATATTTAGAAACGACTTCCATCCTTCTTGGTGTTGTAATAATCGATGATGGCTATAATGTAATTGCAGCCAGTTCCAGGGTTCCTCTATGGAAGCTGCGCCTCGGCTAACAATATGACACTTTTCAAGCGGGTCTCCTGGTAATGCTGCAACCAGACAGGCTTCGCATACTGGATGCCGTTTTTTCCATTCACGCTCTGTAATAAGCAGCCCTTTTTCGTAATCGATATAATCAACCGGGTCTCGCTCTAGTTCCCCGCGCCAGACTTGCCATTCTTTTATATATTGCCTAACATCCGCTTGCAGGTTAGTCGTTATAAAATAGTCGTTACTCGGATGCAAATTGCACATTGTAACTAGGTAATCAATAGCGCCCTGCACTAATCTGGACGCCTGATAAACATCACTTTTTGATAGATGGATAGGCACTAGTTTATTTTTGTCAAATCTGCATGGCCGCCTATCAGCGTACATTTCGAGCAAATCTTTATAAGCCTCGTCTATTTCTGCATGTGTAGGCTTCCTGCCTAATTCCGTAATCAGGATAATCGTTAAAAGCTTAAAAACTGTACTATTTTGGCTGTATGTCCGCTCTTTTGCTTCGATATAAAAAGAGACTTCCGGGTAAATATTCGTCTTATCTCTTGCATCTCGTCGCGTTTTATAGGCCATAAAGATTTTAAGCGCGGCCTTATCTTCTTTAGCCGGGATAACTTCATAAACATCATTACCTGCTCGCTCTTCGATAAATTTTACTTCACAGGGACCGGTAAACTTCATCGGTTAACTCCTAAAAAAGTCCTATATTTTTTTCAGGAATAGGATTCGTTGGTTCTTTTATTTCTTTCTTTTTTACGTTAAAATCAACTTCTTCTTTTTTAGTTGGATTATCGACTATCCAAGATTTTATTTCTTCTTGAACAATAGCAATAACACGATTATAATCATCTAATGTTTTACATCGTTCATGTTCATCAATCCATTGTTCTCTATCTTTTTCAGGAATAGACATTATAAGGTCATTGAGAAATTTAATTCTTTTAAGCATTTCATCAGTTTTCTTTTCTGGTTCTTGTTTGACTTCTTTTTGTAACAACTTTTCATTAGATTTTTGCTCTAAAAGCATAATATATTCATTTAATTTTATGGGATCTAATTGAAGATTAACTATTTTTTTTCGTATTACATCTTCTTGCGCTTTAGTAAGATTACAAGCAGTAACGATATTATTTATTTTTTTATTAATAATATCTAATTCCTTTTTTGTAGAAACGAATTCCTTACCTTGATCTGCCCAATCATAAAGCGCTCGCCCATGTTCTTCTGTTAATTGAGCAGAATTGTTAAAAATATGAGTATTATCTTTTTGAGATTGAGCCACATTACCATCCAAGTCTAAAAGAAAAGTAGCCGTAAATTCATATTCGATTCCATCTCTTTGGTCAGGGCCTAATCCGACTTTTTTAACTCCCTGCTTACCGTTTTCTTTTTGTTCTAACACATATTGATCTTTTCCTCGCAAGGTCAAAATTATATGAATATTACTGCGGGCTATTTTGTCGATAAACGCATTATGTCTTGGCGTAAGATGTGCCCATTTTGCAAATTCATTAGACCCATTCATTTTTTCTTTAGAATCTAATATTCCGCCTTCACCCTTCCATTCATGAGTCCCGCTATCAATAATGCATACGTCATAACCCTTACTTTCCACAGTTTCGATAGCCTGGATGTAAGATTCCGGGCTAAATGGTAATGTTAAAGCTAAAATATCAAAATCAAATTCATTAGCATAATATTCACTGCGTCGATTTTCCGTATCAATTAACGCTATTTTTCCTCCTGTTTTACTAATAATTCCAGTCGCTAATCGTAAAGCCGTAAAACTTTTACCCGAACCCGACGGGCCAATAATGGCTATTTTAACTTTAGCTTTTTTTCTTTCAGCCTTAGTTAGGCTAAAAATTCTTTTTGTTTGTTCAATTGGTTGTCTATTGTTATTAAAATCACTTCCATCTGCTTTCATTATACGTTCCCTCCACTTACCGTTAACCGACTGGAAATTGTCTGTTTTATAAATTTTTTATACATTTCTGGCTGTTGTGTTTTAAATGCGGAAGTATCAAATCGCTCTTGTTCAAAGCGAGACCAGGTTACTTTATATTTCCCAGCCACACCGCATTTAGCATCTCCTAATATGGCCTTAAAGTTATTTTTTAATATATCTTTTTCTTTTTCAAGCAAGCTAATCTGCTCATTTAAGGATTTATAACGAGCGGCTTCTTGTTCTAAGTTGTGCATAGTAATCGTCTTTTCGGTTTTATTTCCGTATAAAGAAATAAGCACATCATCTTCTGATTCCGCACCCGTAGGAGCAGGAAGCCGATTAGCCAACACATTCTCATACCAAAACCTTCGTTCTTCCTCGATCAAGTTGGCGATAAAAGTCTCATTCCGTGGTACTTCCCGAAAATCAAACTTAACCCCGATTAGTACCGGAATAAAAAATCTTTGGAATCCCATCACCGCCATATAGTGTTGCACCTGTGCATAGTAGTTGTCAGGGACATTATCATCGTCCCATTTTTTAGCCATAAATGGACTTGCGGTCTTTATTTCCAGTCCACAAACTCCGTGTTTTGGATGGTCGACAAATCCATCCAGATTGGCCAACATAAAAAAGTATTCACGGCTTTGATACATCCAGGGGC